TGAGAACGAGGTTAAAACCCCTGCTCTTTTTTAATGGGCAATCAGCAGCTAAGACCGAAAGGTAAAGCTCAACGACTATCTGAGAAGATAATTATTAATAAAATAGTATGTCTTGTATAGGACAAAAGAAAGGAATTTATAATGGATTTAAAGAAAAAAAATAAAGATTTATTATTCGGTATGATTTTAGGCGATGGAAGTATTTATAAGGCAAATAATAGTTATGAAATATACATTGGACATGGAGAAACCCAAATTGATTATTTGGAATGGAAAGTTAAATTGTTAAATGATAGCAATATATTTGAAAAGCCATTACAAATAAAAACAAAACTAATAACTCTAAAACAATATAATAAACAATATTTGCAATATTATACAAGAAAAGTCAATAAATCGCTAAAAGAAATTTATGATGTTTATTATTCTGAAAATCAAAGATTAAAACAAATATTACATAATATGCACTCTGACAGAAGTGTTGCAATATGGTTTATGGATGACGGTTCTGTTTTTAAAAGAAAAAAGAAACATAAAGACGGAAGCGTTTATTATCTTAAACCTACACTTAAATTATGTACACATTGCTTTTCTAAAGAAGAGAATTTAGACATTATTGATTGGTTTAAAAAAAGATATTTAATAGATGCAAAATTGGTTAGTGAAACGAAACGTGAAAAAAAATATTACTATATACGTTTTAATAGCGATGAATCTTTAAAGTTATTTTCGTTAATGAAACCGTATATTGATTTAATACCTTCTATGAAAGAAAAGTTTTCTTTCTTCTATGAATATTATCAATTATAAATTCAATAATTATCCCAATGGTGGAGAAATTCACAATAGGAGTACGGCTCAAGTGAGTGGGTGAGAATCCCTTAAATGGAAATGGTGCACATCCTATTTAGGATGAAGATATAGTCTGTTCTCATGTGAAAACATGAGGAGTTTTATGACTCAACAGGGAGTAACGTCCCTATAAAATATTATTTTCCAAAATATACAAAAGAAACGAGATGAGTAAATGCAGAATGGTAATATTGCATCTGGCATTTATTGCATTGAAAATATGATTAATAATAAAAAATATATTGGTCAATCAAAAAATATAGATGACAGATGGCGTAAACATAAAGGTGAATTAAATCGTGGAGTACATGATAATGACTATCTTCAAAAATCTTGGAATAAAAATGGTTCGGAAAATTTCAAGTTTTATGTTTTAGAATATTGTGATGTTGATGAGTTAGATGATAAAGAAAGATATTACATTGACTTACATAACACTCTTAATAGAGATTGTGGTTACAATTTGAAAACAGGTGGTCAAGATAATGGTGTGTGTGCTTCAGAATATGTTCGTAACATGATAAGTAACGCATTAAAACGAGCATATGCAGAAAGCGAAGATTTAAGACAACAAAGTAGAGATAATGCTTTGAAACAATGGGCTAATCCAGAAATCAAAGCAAAAATTCTTGGTGAGAATAATGGCATGTATGGTAAACACCATACAGAGGAAACCAGAAAGAAAATGAGTAAAATGAAAAAGGGCAAGCCATCCCCTAAACAAAATATGATACCGGTATACAATATAGAATTGGATAAGGCTTTTACTAATGCGACTGAAGCCGGAAAAGAATTATCTTTACATGGTTCTACAATTCTACAAGTCTGCTATGGTAATCGTAAAACTTGTGGTGGCTATCATTGGAAATTTTTATTGGAAAATAATATATAAGTTAAACAAAAAGTACAGTACAGAGATTGGGTGCTGGCGAAAGCACATCTGCTACAATTTCTAAGTATGGAATTGCAGTAGGTGCTGACGTTTCTTTATACCTTGCTGGTAGACTTGATTGGAATAAGTTCGTTCAGCAGACAGCAGACGCTTTCGTAAGAAAGATTAAGAATGACTGCTATGCAACAGTAATCAATGCTGGTGCTACTCTTCCATCTATGTTCCAGGGTACAGGTGCTCTTGATGCAGCAGCTAAGGAAGATTTTGATCAGTTAATCGAAGACGTTTCAACAGCTAATGGTAACTGCCCTGTTTATATTATGGGTACAAACACAGCTCTTAAGAAGCTTAATGCTTTAGCTGATGTTACTTGGGCTGACAATGATTCTAAGAAGGATATGATGGCTCACGGTAGATTAGGTTCTTATGAAGGTACAGACCTTATTGAAATCCCACAGAGATTTGCAGTAGGTTTTGTTGATCTTCCAGATGAACAAAAGAGACTTATCACATCTGGTAAGTTACTTATTATGCCTGCTATTGAGGATAAGTTCGTTAAGCTTGTTGATGAAGGTGAAACAGAAATCAATGAAGTTGGCGTAGGTGAAAAGGCTGTTCGTATGGATGATACACAGGTATACGAAGTACAGAGAGGTTTTGGTATCGTAACACAGATTGGTAGATACTTCGGACAGTGGACATTTTAAGCCTCTTAACAATTAATAATTAAACATTTAAGAGAGGGTTTAAACGCCCTCTCTTATTGAGATTAAAAGGAGAAAATAAACAATGGCAAAAACAATGACAAAGAAAACTACAACCCCAAAGACTGAACAAGTTACAGAGATTGTAGATGTAATTGAAGAAGCAGTTGAAACTGTAGAGACAGTTGAACCAGTAGTAACTGAAAAGGTAGTTGTAAAAGAGAAAAAGAAATTTGAACCAATGGAAGAAGTTATGTGCCGTTCAATAGTAGACGGTATACTCGTTATGTCCGGTATTCAGTCACATAATCATTACAAGTGGTCTGATAATGGAGATGTTCAAGGTGTTGAGTACAGAGATTTAGTATCTTCTGTGCGTTCTAATACTTCTTATGTTACTGCACCTCATTTTATTATTGAGGATGAAGATTTTCTTGCAGAGTTCCCAAAGGTTCAAAAGATTTATGATTCTATGTATTCAACTAGAGACCTTAAAGAGATTTTGGCTTTACCGGTTGATGCTATGATGAATAAAATTAGCAAGCTCCCTGATGGTTCTAAAAGCAATCTTAAGAACATTGTAGGCAAGATGGTTCTCAATGGTACTTTAGATTCTGTAAAGAAGATTAAAGCACTTGATGAGTTTTATGGTACAAACTTCTTGATTACAACTAATTTATACTAACAATGAGGAGGTAAATTATGACCTCTTTAGATTATAACAAAATTTATTCTCGCCTCTTTAGTAAAATTGAGGCATATGACTTTATAGAATTGCCAGAAGAAGAATTGAATGATTTCTTGTGTAACTGGATTCATTCTGCTTCTGCTAATCCATATGTTCGTAGATTATTTAAAACTTTTAGTTTGGATGATGAGATACAAGAAATTTCTTATGAGATGAAGTATTCTGTAGACGATTTTTCTGATACAGAGTTTATCACAGAAGTATTAACTCTTGGTGTCGTAGTGGCTTGGTTAGAACCTAAAATTAATAGCATTAATAATATTGCTCAGATGTTTGGTTCTAAGGATGAACGATTTTTTAGTCAAAGTCAGCACTTATCAGAACTTCAGAATTTATTAAATAATTGTCAAAGGAAACAGAGACGTATGATAGCTGACAGAGGCTACGCATGGAACTCATATCTGGATGGTGAATAATCATGCAGAATATTTATGGACATTTTGATGACGGACAAATGGAGAACTATAAGGTTAAGTTACACAAGGAATTATTTTGGCTCTTATTATATAAAGACCCAAAAACAAAAGATGAATATCTCAATGTAGATTTTAATAAATATTTTGATGGCTTGATGAGAAAGATTGATGGATTAAATGAATTACTCTTCTACCCTACTGAGATTATTGCGATTATGAGCTTACTCGAAGCCGCATTGATTGAATCGAAAAAAGTAGATTTCGACTATAAGGCTTATAGGAAACTTGTGTTAGATGCACATTCTTTAATAGATAAGATTGGAGGTTGATATTATGAATATGACCTCTTATAAAAACTATTTGTTGTCTCGTGGTAACACTCTCGGTCAAGTTAAAAGAACTCAATCTGATGTGATTATGAATAACACATTTACATTAGACCCTACATATAAAAAGGTTTATATTCTAACAAAAGAAGGTTGGAAATGGGAAGATGCAAAATATCAGTTTCACTCTGCTCCTTCTATCTCAAAAGACGCTGTAGACTATTATTTACAGTTTAGACCAAAGGTGCACTATCCAGTTGGTAGTTATGTTATTGTTCCGGATGATACTGATTTTGATATTAACTTATCAGAAGAAGAAAAGGCAAATCCTTTTACACAACCGATAGAGAACAGAACTCAATGGTGGATTATTGTAGGTCGAGACGAAGCAAATGCTTATGTTAGATATATGATACTTAAATGTGATTGGGACTTCAAGTGGATTTATAAAGGCAAATTAATGAGTTGTTGGGCTTGTAGCAAGTCGGCGCAATCCTATACTTCCGGCATTTGGCGTGACGAGCTGAGTCAGTCTGGAGATAATCTTACAAGTTCATGGTTACCAGATACGTTTCACGTATACGGTGACAAACTTGAAGAATTAGGTATGTGTGACACTAGAACTATTATGCATCTACAGAGATTTTTCTTTAGCAATAATGATATAGATCCAAAAATTTATCAGGTAACAAAAATTACCGACCTTAATTCACAAGGCATTATCAAGCTTTCAATTAAGCAAGATGAACTAAATGAAAAACGAGATAATACAGAACTTCATATATGTGATTATTACACAGATGAGGGAGATATTACTATAAGCGAACCAATAAACGAAACACCAGATATAACAAAAACTTCTGAAATTAAATGGATGATTGTTAACGAAAACGGAGAGCTTGAACAAGGAATAGAAACTACATTACAGATAGGGCAAACCTATTATTATGAAGTTGAATTTTCTGATAGCGGTATATACCCTCAATGGAGAATTACTCCAGCAGACGGAACATTAACAGATGAAGAAAAAGAATATTATATTGGTTTAATGAAGTTAACCAAATTCGACTCTTCTACTCTTGCTGTTAAACCTGCTAAGGCCTCTAGTCTTAAAGGAAAGAAATTTGTTTTATCGGTTAGCAATTCTGCCGGAGAATACCACTCTTCTATTGAATTGGAGGTGGCTGAATAATGAAACGAAACTTAGATGAAATTAGGGATTTTGAAAAGAAAAATGAAACTTCTGATATTATTTGGAAGAAAGATAAAATTAAGAAGATGTTCGAGGAAGATGAAGACTTAATTGAAATTCTTGGTCAAAAGCCAAAGAGACCGCTAAACAAGTTCATTGATCCTGCTAATCCAACCGAAGAAGAGCTGAAACTCCGTCAAGAAATTGAAGAATATAATGAAAAGATTCAACACAGACAGATTGTGCCATTCCTTAAACTGAATGGTCTTCAGAAGGAAGTATTGAATTTTGTTATGTTTGATATTGATGATAGTGATGTTTCTTACACAAACAATGTCATTAAAAATCAGTATCTTATTGTTATGTGTTTAGTACACGAAGATGATACAGATACGGAATACGGGATTGTAAGAACCGATTTGTTAGATTACATAGTAAAAGATTTATTATGTTGGACTAATGTTTTGGGTATGCAACTCAAGTGTGTTAATGATTTTAATGATATTATTGATACAAAATATTATGCAAGAACTCTTAAATTCAAAATAGAAGCACCTAATAATTTGGGGGGCGGGGTGAGAAAGTCTTATGACAAATTCACCAAAATTTGAATTTGATAGATTAAAAATGTATTTTGGCGAGCCTTATACTCGTCAATGTGAAATTGGAGAAATAACAATTTTACAACCAACAATAGGCGATATTCTAAATGTTGGCGAAAAAGACTTTTATTCCACATTGAATGTATTTATTACTAACCCTACTTCTTACAGATTACAACTCTGGGACGCAGGAGTTGATTGGAATAAAATTACTGACTATGAATTTTTTTGTATGTTAATACAGGGTGCAAATAAAACCGAAATCACTTCTCTTCTATTTGGAGATGTTGACTTCGGTTCTTTTAATGCTTACAAGAAAAAGGTCGAAGACGGAGAAGTTATAACTTTGTATAGCCAGCAACACAACATTGAAATAACAGAAGAAGATTACAAATGTTTAGCAGAATATCTTCGCCTAATGTTTAATATACACCCTAAAGTCGAAAAGGCTAAAGGAAAAGGTACAAAGGAAGCAATTATTGATGAAGAAAGAATGAAATTGGAACTTAGCTCTAAAGAACAAAATCAATATAAATCAATGTTGTTGCCTCTTGTATCATCATGCATCAACCATCCAGGATTTAAATACAAATTAAATGAATTGCGAGAAATTGGCATTG